AAAAAAGAACCCCCTCCGATGAAGAATGAAAACACCGTTGAGGGGGAAAGGGAGTGAATAAGACACTATCTATACATCTTTTAATTGGTTATGCAATGCTACTGTATAGTTTATTTTTATTTCAAAATTATAATTAACAATAGTAAATAGTGGTGTAGCGGTGTAGCGGTGTAGCGGTAGGTAATTAATATATACTTATCAATAACTTAGATTGTTTTTAACCGCTACATGACCGCTACTTCTGGAAAAGTGGTGTAGCGGTAGAATCTTTGTTTTCTGCGAAAAATGTGTTATAAGGGGGTATGAATATAGAAGAAATTAGAGACAAATTAACACCAAAACAGATCAAGTTTTGCTTATTATTTGTTCAAGAAGGCGACACAAAAACAGCTACTCAATGTGCAATAGAAGCTGGATACTCAGAGAATAGGGCGAAGCAAGAAGCCTCAGAGTTGAGGAAACATCCAGGTTGTATGGAATACATAAGAGAACTTCGCAATCAAGATGAAAAGAAATATGAAGTTAATCTTCATAAACATTTGAAACGATTACATCAATTGAGTGTAGGTGCTGAAGAGAAGGGCAATTGGAATGCTGCCGTTACGGCTGAGAAATCTAGAGGTCAAGTGGCAGGTTTATATATTGATCGCAAAGAGATTATGCATGGTAGTATTGACCAATTGAATCGAGAAGAAGTTGATAAACTATTGAGTGACATGGACAAGAGATTGTCTGTTGAAGGGAGCTTTGAAGAGATAGATGACGACAAAACCAGAGAGCAGATTTTGGAAAAGGATCAAGGATAAGTTTACAAAAATAACCTTGACAAGAATTGAGGCTGTTACTCCTCTAGGATTGCCTGATATCCTTGCTGTTTATAAGATCACAGATAAGCAAAGAGGACAATTTTGGATTGAGCTTAAGGTTACTAAGGGTAATCAAATAGGGTTGTCTAGTGGACAAATATCATGGCATATGAGCCATAATACGAAGGGCGGAACTTCGTTTATCATGGCTACCCCCCTCGGAGGGGGAGGGATGTCCATATATTCTGGAGCTAGAGCCTTGAGCCTAGCAAAAGAAGGCTTGCGCCTTGAACCTTGTGGCTTGATTCTTGATCCTTGTGACCTTGAAACCTGGTTCCTAAACCATGTGCCTTGAGACTTTTATCATTTTTTTTCACGTGGAAGAAGCTGCTATTCAGCAGCCTCCTCAATATTAACTTGGTCCTTGATTCTATTGAAACGCTCCAATAAATTTGAATGCGCTCTTACCAGGTGGCATAAGTCCATGTCTGTTATGTCCATATAATCACCTTTAGATTTTGAGTAGTGTTGATTCAACCCTTCATAAGTATCGGAAGGCCTGGCGCGGCCCTCCAATAATGCTTGTAAGTCTAACAGCTTATCTACTTTCATTTCTCCTCCTAGTGTGCAACGTAGCTAACGTTTTGTATATTGATATTCCAACACGCCCGGCAAGACTTACATTCATTGTCTTGTTTCCCGGCCGGGCAACTATATCCTATTGGCTTCTCCTTCTTGCTTACAGTTGACGTTAACCCCACATTGCTATGGGGTTTACCGTCAATCATCGTAGCTGAAACCCTGATCGCCAGGTTTCCCGGGAGTGAACCGCCTTCTTTGTAGAAGGTTTTCAGGATCCCAGCTTCACGTGTTGGCAGCCAATGTTTTACTCTTGGCGTTGCCATTGCAACAGCTACAATCTTTTTTAGATGGTCCAGTGACTGTAAGTCCCCGGAATCATGCCACCTAAAATAAGGTATTTTCTTTCCATAATTATTAATCAATAGTACCATGGCCTCAACCCAATTTGATTTGGTGATCGCTTCAAGTCTGTTGGCGTGAGCCTGTTTAACTCCTGGAAATGTATACCGCCCTTTTAAAGCGTAACACATTGAGCAAGTACTATTCTTTATCAGTCTAAGCTTTGAGCCCACGCTACAATCAAATGCGCTTAAGCCGTAGCCATAACCGGGCATTTTGCTTGGATTACTTAATCCTCCTACAATTGCCTTTGCTTCTTTTATATTCATATTCACTCCTATGTTAGGGCCAAAACTCGGTGGTATATCTACCCCCACAATTTAATGTGGCTAACGTTATTTGACCCTATCTATTATATAAGATATCATGGGAGTAATGTCAACTAAATAATTAAAAAAAATTCTTGAGCCTTGAGGCGGCTGAGCTGCTTGGAAGCTGCTTGTGCCCTGGTCCTTGAGACCTTGAGCATTAATACATTTAAAATTTTAATTGGCTGAGCTGCTAGCTGTCAGCTACCTGGGAATGTAAACCAGGTAGCTTCGGGAGTGCCCCTCTATATAGAGGGGATTACTGAAAGTTTAGGATCCGTAGTAAAGATAACTCCACTTCCGTTTCCTTCATCATCTTTTGAGGCTGTGATCCAATGACCATCATCAAATACTATTCTTACATTTGTTTGACCATCCTCAAAAAAGAATAACTCTTTATTTTCTTTTTCGGAATGGTAGTAAACATCTACTATCTTTTTACCAACAAGAAAATCTTTAGCACGTTTGCCCCACGCAAGTTTTAATTCTTGCGTGGACATTTGATCAAGAGGTTTATTCATAAACATCTCCATCTCTAACTAATTCTTCTTCTTCATTGCCGTCTTCATGCTCACAGTTCCATTCAATACTAATATCTTTTAGAATTGTATTTCTCATGTGAAGCAATGCTTTGGCAATCTCTCTTGGTGCGTCCCATGCTGTATCAAAAGTATAACTTAAAACATTTTTGTTTAGTTCTACATTAGTATCACAAGCATTCCATTTTGTGCCCCAATTTTCAATACTCCATGAATACCAATTATCAGCACCATATTTTGATATTAGTTTTTGGGATTGTTTCTTTTGCCACTCTGGTTTTGCATTCTCTGATCCACTTACTGTTTCCATTAATGCTAATGGCATTGGAATTATATTATTAAAATCAAAGTCATTATCTTTTGATTTCAATAAATCTTTTAGCTGTTTAACACTGTCTTCAGTTTTACCAACAAACTGTACATTGTTATAAGTCCAATTAGGCATAATCACTCCTTATGTTTAATTATATGTTTGACTTAACATGGGATATAGCCCATAGTCAATCATTAATTAATAAAAAAGGAGTGAAAATGAAAAAATGTGATCATTGCCAAAAAACAGAACAAGCTCAAGGATATGAATTTGATTGTGAAGCTTGGACTGATGATGGCAAAAGTCTTTTACTTTGTGATGACTGTTTTTTTAATGAAAGATATGAAGGGAGAAAAAACTATGGAAGCAACTGAAAATATATATGGCACTAGCTTACAAGGTTATATCAAAGCTAGTTATGAACAATTACTAAAGGCCTTTGGTCCACCTAATCCAAGGTTATGTGATAATTATAAAACCGATGTTGGATGGGCTTTTGAATTTGCCGATGGTACTGTTGCCACTCTTTACAATTGGAAGAATGGTAAAAACTATTTAAAAGAGCATGGCTTAGAACTCAATGACATTTACGAATGGAATGTAGGTGGTAGAAGTGAGAAGGCTGTTAGTAGACTATTAGAAAAATTACGATCTTAAAATAAGAAGGGGGCATTGCGCCCCCTTTTTTAATTGGCTTATCTTGGCAGCCTTGTGACCTTGAGCATTAAATCATCAATCTTATCTTGCCAAATCCTCTTGAGCCATAGGTCTTGAGTCTTGAATAGTTGACTCTCTAGGATCCTAATTTTATTCAATAATATTGTTTCCATGTTTCCTTTAAGTTTAATTAGGGCGCTTAATTGCGCCCCAAGTCTTTAGTCTAGTAGTACCATGTAAGCTTTAGGATTAAATTTGATAAACCAATCTAGCCCACGCCTTACATTTTCCCAATCTCTAAACTCTTCACAACCTTTAATTGTATCATAGATTGAAAGTTCTAGAGCGTTTAATTCTATGCTGTCTCCATTATATGGATTTTTAACAACAGCACCTTCAGTATAAATTTGGATAGGCGCCTTAAAAGGCGCCTTATCTTTTTCTAGTTTAATTCTCATTTGAATTTTTCCTCCATTCGTTTTTTTACTTCCTCAAATATAGCTATTGCTTGAGGGGTATCATGGTCAGTTAATCCTTTGCTATGGAAGAGCTCTTCCATAAGTTCTTCATGATACTTACACTTTTCCCAAAAGAGGTGGTCTTTATCCACCTCTTCCTTCATTGCTCTATCAAGAGCCTCTTGACCTTTAGTTGTCATAAGGCTCCACCATAATGTCGGCATTATCAAGAGCAACCTCTTGTTGATATTCGTTAATCATCTCTTCAATGATTTCGTCTACCTCTTCAGCTGTGTGTCCTTGACTAAGTAATAAAGCTCTTTGCTCTTCATACCATTCGTTTTCTATTTGCTCTTGTAAATCAAGAGCTAGGTTTTTCATTTTACCCATTCAACACCCCCTATTTTGAGACTTGTTAAAGTCTTAAGGTTAATAGACCGCCAAGCTTTTCTTGGATTGTCTTTATTATTTTTTAAAACGTTTACGTCTATCACTTCCAATAGATGCTCACGATTTCCAAGTAATTCTCCACCAGAAAAAAACTTGTCGTTAGTAGGCAATTTACAAGTCATTTTTCTTTTTTCTTTATTTGCTTTCACAAACTCAACAGAAAAAAAACTATTCTTAATTGCTTTTTTCATTACATTCTTATCAAACATATTCACTCGCTTTCTTTTTATGTTTAACATAATATTACATATAGTTATATATTTTCCCATATCAAGAAAATAATTAATTATTTTACGTGAATTTACGTATTTTTTTTACAGCTGTGGATAACCTGTGGATAACTCCTGGTGGGGCGCATGGGGTTTTGGTTCTTGGTTCTAGTCTTCGAGGGGTCCCAATTCTTGCAATTTGCCCTTTTGCCTTTTCGAAAAGGGGGGAACCCCTAAATAAGAACGTAGTACAATATAGTTGTTATATATATAAACTTTTGTACATACGAACTATATGGTATAAAGTTTTGATGGCAGAAGTAGAACAGTTCAAGCGCATTGTTAATTATGATAATATGAATCCTGCAGAGTTAGAAACTCTGAAGAAAAAATTATTATTAAGACAAAAAACATTTCAATTAAAAAGTTTAGCACAACAAAATTTTTTAAAATTTGTGAAACAAGTTTGGCCAGAGTTTGTAGAGGGGCCCCATCACATAAAAATCGCAGAAAAGTTTCAAGCCTTGGCCGAGGGCCGTATAAAACGATTAATTGTAAATATGCCACCCAGACATACCAAATCAGAATTTGCCTCTTTTTTATTTCCTGCATGGATGATGGGCCGGGACCCAAGGCTCAAGATTATTCAAACCACACACACAGCAGAGTTATCTTATCGTTTCGGTCGTAAGGTTCGTAACTTAATGGAGGAGAATACTTTCCAAGATATTTTTGATGAAATAAAATTATCACAAGATTCAAAAGCTGCAGGAAGGTGGGAGACGAACAAGGGGGGAGAGTATTTCGCTGCAGGTGTTGGTGGAGCCATCACAGGTAGGGGTGCCGATTTATTAATTATTGATGATCCACACTCCGAGCAAGATGCCTTAAGTGAAACGGCGATGGATTCAGCTTACGAGTGGTACACCTCTGGACCAAGACAACGTCTTCAACCAGGTGGTAAGATTGTTATTGTCATGACTCGTTGGTCAACAAAAGATTTGACAGGGCAATTAATGAAGACCCAAGGTGATGTAAAAGCAGATCAGTGGGACGTGGTTGAGTTTCCTGCTATCTTGGAGAATAAACCAATATGGCCACAGTATTGGAAGTTAGAAGAATTAGAGTCAGTTCAAGCATCATTGTCCGTGGCTAAATGGAATGCACAATGGCAACAGAATCCTACTTCAGAAGAAGGTTCCATTATCAAAAGAGAGTGGTGGAAGATTTGGGAAAAGAGGGAGCTCCCTAAAATCAACCATATCATACAAAGTTATGACACAGCCTTCAGTAAAAAAGAAACAGCTGATTATTCAGCGATTACAACGTGGGGTGTATTTTTATATAATGACATAACACCCAATGTAATTTTGTTGGATATGAAAAAAGGGAGGTGGGACTTCCCGGATTTAAAACGTATTGCCATGGAAGAATATAATTATTGGGAGCCAGAGACAATTATCATCGAGCAGAAGGCGAGTGGTACACCGCTCACGCATGAGCTGCGCCGTGTCGGAATTCCTGTCGTCAACTTTACACCGAGCAAAGGTAATGATAAACATGTGCGGGTAAACTCTGTTTCACCACTATTTGAAGCAGGACAAGTATGGGCACCAAAAGAGAAATGGGCAGAAGAATTGATTGAAGAATGCGCCGCTTTCCCTTATGGTGATCATGACGATTTGGTTGATAGCATGACACAAGCGTTAATGCGTTATCGTCAAGTCGGATTAGCCGTGCATCCAGAAGATTATGAGGATCCACCGATGTTACAGCAACTACCTTCGCAGAGGGAATATTACTAATGAATTTCAAAAAAGGATTCACGGTCAAAGAAACTAAAAAGAAGAAGACCAAGAAAGAGAAGACGGAAGCGTCTTTTAAAAATCCAAAGGGTAAATATTATAAATTCGTGCAACCTAAAGGATTTTCTGCTATGTTGCAAAAAAAACAAAAGAAAACTTTAATTACGTGAGGCCATAATGGGTAAAAAAAGTATTATTAATGCAATAAAAAAAATTGAAATGGATAGTGGTTCATGGGATGATGACCAATTAGAACAGTTACAAGAAATGGATTTAAAAGAATTAAAGGGTATTTTAAAAGATTATGACCCTGGTTTAACCAAGCAATACACGAAGAAAAAATCTAAACCTACAAAAGTAGCAACAGCTAAACACGGTGGTCTAGCGAAACGTGGCTATGGTATAGCGAGGAGAGGATAATGGCAGTAGAAAAACCAATTGTTGCAGGTGAAGCTATAATAGAAGAGGAATCACCAACAAGTGTTTCATTAGTCGAGGATATTGGCGCAGAAATCACGCCTACAGAAGATGGTGGTGCAATCGTTGGAAACGTTGAAGAAGAAATTGCTGTTGACTTTTCATCAAACTTAGCAGAATCTATAGATGATGACGAGCTCAACAATCTATCAAGTGAGTTAAGACAACAATATGAAGATGATAAAGAGTCACGTTCGGATTGGATCGACTCGTACACAAAAGGTTTAGACCTCTTAGGGTTTAAATACAACGAACGCTCACAGCCATTTCAAGGTGCAAGTGGAGTTACACACCCACTACTGGCTGAGAGTGTTACGCAATTTCAAGCACAAGCCTATAAAGAATTATTACCAGCAGGTGGTCCTGTAAAATGTAATATCGTTGGTGATGTTAACGCAGAAGTAGAAGCACAATCACAACGAGTTAAAGATTATATGAATTATATGATCACGGATCAAATGGAAGACTACGATCCTGACATGGATCAAATGTTATTTTATTTACCACTAGCAGGTTCAAGTTTTAAAAAAGTATATTACGACGCTGACTTGGCAAGACCAGTAGCAAAGTTTGTTCCCGCAGAAGATTTAGTTGTTCCGTATTTATCTACCGATTTAGATACAACAGAGAGAGTTACACATATTGTAAAAATGTCAAAGAACGATATTCGTAAAGCTCAATACGCAGGTCTTTACAGAGATATAGAATTGGAAGATCCTTATGAAGAAGAAACTGAAACACAAGAAAAATATAATAGTATTCAAGGTGAGAGAAAACCAAATAACACAGACACCTATACTTTATTAGAAGTACATTGTGATTTAGACATAGAAGGTTTCGAAGATAGAGACGAGGAATCAGGAGAACCTACAGGTATAAAGATTCCATATGTTGTTACGATTGAAGAAGGGTCAGGAAAAGTTCTGGCTATCTATCGTAACTACAGAGAAGGAGATCCTACTAAAAACAAAATTGAATATTTTGTTCATTATAAGTTTTTACCAGGTCTTGGCTTTTACGGTTTTGGTCTTATCCATATGCTTGGCGGACTCAGTAGGACGGCCACGTCCGTTTTGCGTCAACTCATTGACGCTGGTACATTATCGAATTTACCCGCAGGTTTTAAAGCAAGAGGTCTTCGAATTAGAGACGACGATAGTCCAATTCAACCCGGAGAATTTAGAGATGTTGATGCACCAAGCGGTGATTTACGAAATGGATTATTACCTCTTCCTTATAAAGGACCCGATCAAACATTATTCGCCTTACTAGGTTTTTGTGTTGACGCTGGTAGAAAATTTGCAGCAGTAGCTGATGGAAAAATAGGGGAAGGCTCACAAGCTAATCCCGTTGGTACAACAATGGCGCTACTAGAACAAGGTTCTAAGGTCATGAGTGCAATTCATAAACGATTACACTACGCACAGAAAAAAGAATTTAGAATTTTAGGTAGAATAATGGCTGAATTCTTACCACCAGAATATCCATACATGGTAGCTGGAGGCAACAGACAAATTAAACAAACTGATTTTGATGACAGAGTAGATATTATACCTGTTTCAGACCCAACAATCTTTTCTATGTCGCAACGTATTACGTTGGCACAAACACAATTACAATTAGCACAGTCAAATCCACAGATTCATAACCAATATGAAGCATATAGACGTATGTATCAAGCAATGGGTGTGCAACAAATTGATCAAATACTACCTCCTCCCCCACAACCACAGCCAATGGACCCAGCAATGGAGAATTCACAGGTTTTAATGCAAAAACCACTACAAGCTTTTCCAGAACAAGACCATATAGCCCATATTGATGCGCATCGTGCCTTTATTTCGTCATATTTAGTGAAAAATACACCAAATATTATGGCATTATTGCAGTCTCACATCTCTCAACACATAAGTTTTGTAGCAAGACAAGAGATTGAAGCTAAAAATGGTCCAATATTCCAGCAACAAGCTGCACAATTTGGTGGTCAACTACCACCAGAGCTAATGCAACAGTTCCAAATGCAGAATGAAAAAGAAATTGCTGTAAGAATTGCAGAATTAACTAATGAAATGGTAGCAGAAGAACAAGAATATTTAGAAGGTATGACGAAAGATCCACTTGTTACACTAAAAGAACAAGAATTAGGTTTACGTGCAGAAGAATTAGAACTTCGTGCACAAAAAGATGGAGAAAAACAAGCTCTCGAAGAACAAAGATTAGCTATTCAAACACAACAAAACCAAGAAAAGATAGATGATGCAGATAAACACGCAACTATCAGAGAAGGAATATCACTTGCAAAGCTAGCGGAATAGTCTTAACTATTACTTATGGATACTCCAACACAAATATTAGAAGATTATTTTAGTGGACTAATGACAATTGTTGATCAATCTACTAAATCACAAGAAGATCAAATTTTAATGGCAGGTGCAATGATGGCTGTAGCTAAAATGCTATATCACAATAATCTCACGGAAGATGAACACAATAATATTTTACATCATAACGTAAGAGACTTGATAAATCTTATAAAACCGACTATACATTAATTATGTCTGACAAATTATTAGATACTTCTGATCGTGAAGCTGTAAAAAAAGCAATGAAAAATACAACTCTTAAAGATATAGACAAGAGCGCAACAAGAACAGCAAAAATAGAATTTGAACAAGAAAACCCAATTAAAGTTACAATAAAAAAGAAACCCAAAAAAAGATCTGACAAAGATGAAGCTATTATGAAAGCTGAAAAGCAAAGAAGAGCAAGAGCTAAAAATAAAGCTAACCCCATGGGTAAAAAAAATGGTGGTGTTATTAAAATGAAAGATGGTGGCTTTCCAGATTTAACAGGTGATGGTAAAGTTACACAAGCAGATATTTTAAAAGGTAAAGGAGTTTTTAAAAAGGGTGGTTCAGTGAATAAGAAAAAAATTATCCGTGCTGCAAAACGTGGCTTCGGTGCAGCAAAGAGAGGTTTCTAATGAAATTTAAAAATGCAAAAATGACTACTGTAAATGCAAAAAA